ATCAGAATATCTATTTCCGTGACGTATACTATTTAGATAATAGTCGTTTTTAAGAATATTATCCAAGGATGGTAACATATTAATCTCATTCGCATATTTAATCGTGTCAATAAAGAAAGACATGTTTCTATTGGTAAGAAAAGAGTTATAGTCTTTCTCTGCCAGTGTGGGATTATCAGATTCTCTTATAAGATCTTTTTTAGCTTTGGAATTAATGGCTTTTATAAAATCAAATGGCTTCACGGAAGAAACTCAAGTTCTATTATAACTTCAGTTAAAAACGCAGCTAAATTGACTTCTTGATCTGCTACAAATGCCGATTGATACTGATACTTACCAATGAGAAGAACCAAATGAGGAATCGACTGTGGTTTAAGATAAGCGTATGCCTGATCATAAAACTTACGGAATACCGAAGAGTAATCTGAATCTGCACTCTCGGCCACCCAACGTCTCATTTCTTTAAAGTTCTTGCTCTTGACCAAATCAACAAGAGCCTTAAAACTGTCATTGGACAGATTAACAAAGATACCAGAGTCAATGCTACCAGTAGCAGAATACCTCTGTAGCTCATTGAGCACTCGACGCCAATCAGGAATATGTTTGTTGATCAATTCTGCTACGACAGCTTTATCAAACGTGACATTTTCTTTTTCTAAAACAGAACTGGCACGCTTAAAGAACTGCATAGCCAATTTAGGCATATCAGATTTGCCAATTCTAAACTCTACAACCGAACATCTCGAGTGTAGGGGCTCAATGATTCGGTTTTTAAAGTTACAGGTAAGTATGAAGCCGCAGTTCCTCGAGAATTCCTCCATGAAATTGCGTAGAGCTGGCTGTGTAGAATTTGCGTTAAGGTAATCGGCCTCGTCAAGGATGACGTACTTTCTGCCTCCCGTAAAAGATACCGAGGAAGCAAACTGGTGTATGTCGTTTCTAAGCGTATTGATGTCGCCATTCATGCTCCCGTTAATTACAAGATAATCTGCTCCAAGCTCCTCCAACATGGCGCGAGCCACTGTGGTTTTACCCACACCAGCCCCGCCTGGTAGGAGTAGATTTGGAACGTCTTTATTGTCTACAAATTGTTGAAAAGTAGTTTTTAGTTCAATAGGTAGAATACAATCACTAATCTTCTTGGGACGATATTTTTCGACCCAGAGAAATTCATCACGAACCATTTTATATTACCTCAGTTATTGAAAGAACTATTTGCTTCTGTTGCCACATAGTACCTGATGGTATCTGCTGTAAACAAAGCCAAACCCCTGGATGATATTTTAACATTATAGTTTGCAGAAAGCAACTTAATAATGTTCTCGGCTTTGAAAATCATATTAAATGTCTTGGCTGTTTCACCAACCTTGATGTTAAACACGTCAGTGGTGGGATTCTTAGAATTGGTGGATGACATCTTGAGAGTAGATCCATCACCAATAACTGCGATATCTGGCAACTGTAGAACACCAGTAGCACGAACCACCTTCTGCAATTCTTCCTGTGTGATATTAAATTCAATATCAGGTTCTGGAAAGTTAATGTCCTTCTCAGGAGGTGTAACGATCATGGAAGGATCGGCATAGGTATAGTTCAAAGACTGGCTTCCTGAAATAATAGTCATCTGTTTTTCACCAAAATCAAGTTCTGGTTCATTAAACAAAGAAATTACTCCAAGAAACTTAGACAGTTCGTAGATTGCAAACTGTGAAGGAAAGTTCTCCTCCACAGTCGCTTTAGCAAAGATCGACTTGACAGGAGATACAGTCGATAGAACATTGCCGGGCTTTACCAACAAAGAAGGATTGATAACAGCATAGTTCTTGAGAATGTTAATTGTGTTTTCACTGAGTTTCATAATAAAAAATTTCCCTTATATCTTTTTAAAGTTTTTAAGTAGATCTTGGTTGGGTGCTTGCGTATTGATCGGTTTAATGTTTTTGATCTGCTTTGTGTTCTTGCCAACAAGCCCGGCATCAGCTGTAGCAGATGCGCCGATGGAGGCCAGAGCAGGCAATTTGCCAGCAAACACATAGGCACCTGTATGCTGCAGGTGCATCCAGGGACACATCCATACCTTGCCACCCATGTTACGGACATTCTGACAGAACATGTAATCTTCTGACAGATAACGCTTTGTCTTGGGATCGATGATACAATCGAAGTAAGCATGGATCTCACGGCTACCATCGAATGCTTCTGTACGGATATGATCTGGTTTGTATGAATACTGAGGATACGCTGCCTTGTACTTATCGAACGTAGAACGGCGGATCATCATGAATCCTGTACCTGTCTCAAGCACCTGTGCGGGTTCATCGAGGCGGATGCTCTTTGTCGAAGGATCGTTCTCATCCACTGCTGGATTGAATACAAAATCACCCACGAAATCTTCTAGACGATTGGGATCTTCGTCAGCAACACCGGCATCCACTGCTTGCTTGATCTTTTCCCAGGTGATACACTTCTTGGGATAGGGCCCTGCCATGACATCATAAGGAGATTCTGGTGTCTGCAATGCCATCATGGCAATCACATCCTGTGGATTGAATCCGATATCAGAGTCGATGAACAGCATGTGTTCTGCATCCGATCGGAGGAACTCATCGACACAATAGTTACGTGCTCGAGTGATCAATGACTCATTGAACAAGAAGTATGAGCGAACTTCGATCCCGTACTTCACACAGAGCGCAGTCAGATCACAGATAGAACGTGTATACATTCCTCCACACTGACCACCGTACATGGGTGTGGCAACAAATAGTTTACGCTTTCTAAGCGCCTCTAGATCAATCTTAATTTCCATAATATTTTCCTTGTTTTACCAACTACCATCATCAATGAATAGCAACACATTAATCGGCCCAACTATCAATCTGACATCGATAATCAATCCCGGATCCATATCATTCATAGTCTCCATGTGCCAATGAAATCTCCACCAACGAAGGGGATTCAATGCAAAACTGACGACTATATCTGAATTTAAAATATACTTATTTATCTTTTTCATTCTCAATCTCATGCACATGAAGTTGTATTATAGCATAGTGAATGACTTTTAACAAGTCCTTTTTCCAGTCATCTCGAGAACCTTTCCTGCCGTATCGTTGAGCATATTTCATGACATTGCCGATACAGAAACCCGTCCCGTGGCTGGAGTCGATGATGAATTCTGTTGCTTGATATTTGTTCTTGGAATAATGTTCACTGTATGTATCATCTATATAAGCAGCAATTTCTGCCAGGCTATTATCCTCATTGTATTTATAATCAATTTTCATCGTGGAGCAAATTCCTGCTGTAATTTAATATTATCAAAGAACTCTTTCTTTGTTCCTGGATCGGTAAAGAAACTGCCTTTCAATACAGTAGTCTGAGTCAGAGAACTATGCGCCATGATTCCGCGGTTCTCGCAACACCCATGAGTGGCCTGAATGTAAACACCCACATCTTGTGCTCCTGTTGCCTTCTGTATTTCTCGTGCAATATCATTACAGAGTTCTTCTTGCAATGTACCGCGTCTAGAACACCACTGAGCGATACGGGTATACTTGCTAAGACCAATAAGTTTCTGAGCAGCAATAACACCAATATATGCTACACCAGCAACTGGCTGATGATGATGGCTACATACGCTACGCAGCTCACTACGAACAACCAGCATACCTTCATAGCGATCTTCGGAATCATTGGGAAATGCTGTGGCATCAGGAGCAGGATAATACCTACCTGCCATGAGTTCGTTCACATACATCTTGGCAAGACGCTTGCCTGTTCCCATGCTATTGGGATCTGTCTCACGATCAATAACCAGATCATCAAGAACAGCATCAAAACGTTTTGTCAGCTCTGCAATAATCTCATCGTGTTCGCCCGGTTCAATATACTTGGAGATATTATCTCCGGACCAATACCTACCACCATCCTGTTTAATTCTATTCTTGATCTTTTCAGTAACTGACATTCATACCTCTCTGGCTGACAATATATTATCCACCATTATAGTGGCTTTCAAGTAGTTGTCAATTAAAATTTGTTTTTGTTTCAACATGTTATCAGAATACTGTTCATAATTATCAATCTTATCATTGATAAAATTGATCAATTCCTGTTTATGCGTTTGATAATTACTATAAGAGCTGGTCCACTCAGAAGGATATTTAAAACAATCCAGATACATTTCTTTATATGATGCTCTATCTGGTACGACAGGAATTGCTCCTGCAATACAACCTTCCATCATGGAGATGCCAAGATTCTCATGCAATGAACAACTAAACAACACCTTGGATGTACCCAATACGTCATAATATTCTTCTTTAGACAGATTCATCTTTTGTGTGATGACAACTTCGCCATGGATATCACTGATCATGTCCTGAATAATTTCAGGTTGTTTATCATCATTGTATCTGTGAGGCCACATAACAACATTTTTCTTTTCATTATTGGATCTTGCTAACAATCCACCAATAATAAGATCATGGGGTTGCCCGCTCCTGATTGTTTTATTCTGGTAATTATCAGTGATACGCAAATTATTTAAAAACATATCTTTATGGAAATATGAAGCATAATAATTGTAATCAGATGCATAAAATACAGAACGTTCGAATTGATGAGCCCAGGGCTGTTGCATTTTCATTCCAAGAATGTCAGTGGGATCATAAGATCCAGCATGCCAGATTGAATGTATCTCGACAGGAATATCAAGCAAATCGCTCATGTATTTGATTGCTATGATTGCATAGTTCCAGGCATCAGTTACAAGAAATTTATCTCCGGCAACAATTTTGTTATTGGAGAATAATTTACTGATAGCAGTAATCTGAGAAGACTTGTAGATGTTTGTCACACCAAAATCAAGAAATGCTCCAGCAGTGGTTCCTGTGCTGGGTTGACTTCCGTCAATGGTAACGACATTAAATCCTCTGTTATCCAACAAAACAGGAATATTATCATACCACTGTTTTGTATATCTTTGGTCAATAGGTTCGATAGGAATGATATAGATTGTATTCTTTTCACTCATTGACGTATAATGTCCTCTTCATCACAATTAATACCGTATTGGATTTCTAGAATGACAAGATTATTTTTGCTGCCATTTACCAGCTGGTGCCATTCTCCATCCATTATATGGTGACTGCTAAATTTAGTCAAATCTAAAACTGCATCGTTGAGAATAAGTTTGCCATAACCTTCTTTGACAAACCAAATCTCAGACCTAAGCTCATGTTTCTGATATGAAAGACAACGATTGGGAAATACCGTCATTTCTTTTAGTTTATAACCTTCAGTCTCTTCTAAAACTGTATAAGTTCCCCAACCACGTTCTACTGGTTTACTCATCAATGTCTGTTCCTTCATATTCAAGAATCGCACCGTTTTCATTGTCTTCGTATACTCTTACAGCAATCGCACGCTTGGGATATTTCTTGCTGATGTAAGCAATGATATCATCTGCCATCATCTCGCAAGAACGATAGTCCAGCTGGAGAATATTCTGTGAGTATAGATTCTCAAGTTCACGCTTAAACAGAATAAACTCTACTTCGCGATCATTATGAAAAACTTGTAACTTTACATAAAAATAGAAAATATGACGATGTGGATGTCCTAAAAAAGATACCTCAGCCAGACGAGGATCTGTTAGTGCTGCAGGATACTTATGAATACCTTCCTTCTGAAAGGAAATTTCAATATGCCGTTTAATTGTCTCAATCATATTATACTCCAAAAAAGTTATCTAGTGTAGAAGGTTTAATCCCACTAATACGTTTAGATTTGGTAGATGAACCATAAGTATTCATCCAATAAAGAAAGTCATCTATATCTTTCATATTGGTCAGGCTGTTAATTTCTTTAAAGACATTATGTTCTGTAGCAACATTAACAATGTAACTTTTAGAATTTAAACATCTATCGATTTTTTTAGTAAAGTTGCCAATAGAAGAAGAAATATATCCAATGATACAATGGAAGAATATCTCCATCTTTTCATCGTTTACTTCTCCGGTAGCCTTATTCATATAATAAGTGCTGTTGGAATTGATAGCACCATGGAAGGTGTGTATATCAATACCTTTACCGGCTAAATTATATTTTACATTAATGTCATTATAAAGTACAGCATAATCTTCATTGAATGTTCTGGTAATTGACATGCCTGTATCAAGGAAATATAACCCCATGGATGCTCCGCTTGTATGAGTGGTAGAGTCATATGAGATATGAATATTTTCTGGATAATAACCAGCCTTTGCCAAAGCAATATAAGGCAACAGACGCCGGATAGATCCCACTCCAAGAATATGGATGTAGGGATTTTCCATCTGAAAAGGAAGTTTTGTGGCATATGCAGCACGTTCAATATCTTCTAAAGGACCAGTACCCAGTGCTGCTGCTCCCATAGCGATACCACCAATATGTTTATGGTAACTAGAAGGAATCTCCTTCATGATATACTCCACCCATAACATATAAGATTCATAATCATTACCCTGAGCAATGATCATGGGTTTAGCTAGGGATTTTTCATCAAGAATAATCTCGATCTGACGTTTAATATTTCTACCAGTCTCTCTGGCAAACTGTTCTAGATTATCACGATCAAAAAAACGACCAGATGTATCATTACGATCTGATCTTCCTCCCACGACACCGATGGGAATCTCATCAAAACACATTGCAATATCAGAATATCGTGCTTGTGTTCTGTATACTTGTTCTTTTAATTCTGGTGTAATAGATTTACCCTGTGTGATAATCTGAAGTCCACCAGAGTCAGCATGAATAGAATGTACTGCACTGGCATAGTTGTCTTTAAACCTTTTACCAAATTCTCTTTCAGTAAAAGCATTAAACAACAAAGAAAATTTATGATTGTTCTTGTTGTTTAGATCCACAAAGTATTCATTAATCTTATTAACAATATGAGGACGACTCATAAGCGCATTATTTAAAATACGCATATGAGAAGTACCACTTGCCACATATTCTAGAGTTGCCATGATATTCCTTTATTTTAAACTAGCGTACAAGTATATGTTTCAGGTGCCCCAGGCATTTTTCCATAACTGTACTTGTAATCTAGGTGTATATCGCCATCCGTGCTTCATGCAAAGCTCTGCAACCCACTTCTCGTTATCATTGTAGTGCTTTGTAGTTCCACCTGCAGGCATAAGATAGATTGGAATATAAGTCATTACATGTGCGCCCATTCCATCTGTGTATGCCTTGATGGCATTCTGTACATCCTGGTAGTCTTCTTGATTGGAGACGACCCACTTAAAGTATAGAGATGATGATAGCTGATAATAATCTAAGATAACTTCTGGCTTGATAGCATCTTCCCAGGCCTCGCCAGATGATGGAAGCTTTGATGATACACTATATGTAATATCGAGCATGGGATAGGTATCGTTTGTTAAGAACCAATCCTTTAGTTCTGGCTTAAGCATCTGTGTGCCGTTTGTCTCAAATGTGATATGAGTGAGATTCATCCCACGCTTACCAATCTCTTCGAACAGATCAATGTATGACTTCTGCCACCCAAGAAGCGGTTCGCCGCCAGTCAGTATCAGATGCTTGTCCGGACCAAACTTGCCGTCCGGAAGAAGCTCTTGCATACGATCTACGATTGCAGAAACTTCCAGCATTGGGCTAAGATGTTTGAATCTAGGATCCCATGAGGCATAAGAATCACAACCTGTATGAACAAGAGGTAGATCGTTATAAGAATCATAATTTGCTGGGTCAATCGCGAGACGTTCTTCAGATAGAGTACCACGAGGCATGCTAAAGCCAGCACATTTAAAATTACAACCAAAAATCCTGAGAAAGACGCTAGGTGTTCCAAGATATTGTCCCTCACCTTGTAATGAATAAAATAATTCTGCTACTTTAATCTTTGACATTATATATCGCCTCTTTCATAAATTGCGCTATTACCAGCATGCTCAAATACTTCTACTGACTTTAACTTAACACCTGCACCGACCGGATATCTGCCCGTATTATCTTTCTTCATATCCACGAGCATCGCGCTCATCGCATCAAAAGCAATCTTGGCAAAACCTTCACATCCGACGCTATCAACAATACGAAGATCAACGATGCCATTATCATTGAATCCGCCTTTAATCATATTGAGTTGCTTAAACGTTTCTAGGTGCGGATCATCTTTTGCAATAATCAAAGTATGATCAAACATATGATCAGCCCATTCTTTAAACTGCTTTAGGCCACCAAAGTCCATCACCCAGTTACGATCATCAAGAGTTTCTGATTGAAATATCAACTTGATGCCGATAGAATACCCATGGAGAGTAGAGCAATGAGAATGTGTTGCTTTCCATTGACGAAAGCAACAGCTCAATCCACGATCAGTTCCATATGTTTTTGTTGAGAGATATCTCTTAGACATGTATTGTCTCCTATAGAATAGATTTAATATTAACCATGATATAATAGATTTTATAGTTTGTCAAGTCATATATTCTATTTAGAAACTTTTACCACCTTCAGCCATGCGATTTTGTAGCTGGTGATCAGCTCTATTTGCATTGTAGAGGTGCTTATCAGCGATTGCACCAGCGACGTCTAGATCATACAAACCTGCCATATCAAGGATACGGATGATGCAATCTGCGAGTTCTACTTCGAGCATCTTACGTTCTTTGAGGTGATCGTCCATGAGGTCTTTTCTAGCTCCTTCGAGAGCCTCAGACAGTTCAGAATGACACAGAGCGATAAGGGTTCCCACTTCACGTTCTTTATTATGCCAACCCATGATACGAGCTTGTCCATGGAGTTTATTTTGAATATTCGTAAGAGCAGCAACCTCTTCTAAACTAATTTTATACTGATGCATCAGATTTTCCCTTCTCATTTTCAATTGCTGCTAAAAGCATCCTATTGATCTCAGCGTTAATCTGCTCTTCTAATTCTTCTGGGATGCCGTCTCTGTTTACTTTCTTTGCTTTCCCATTATCGATCCTGTATATGTCAACTAGCACGTACATATCACCTTTTTCATCTTCTTGTACGAATTCACCGGGCGGAAAACATATCATATATTCTCCTATTTTGAACCCTTCTAAACTGCTTATGCTGATGCTTTCATCCATTGTAATATCCTTTTAATGCTTTTTCTCTATGATATCTATTGGCTCTATTGAAGAATAGAACACCGTTGAGATGATCCATCTCATGCTGAAACGTTTTTGCAGTCATACCTTCAAATTTCTTAGTGACGATAGCACCCGAAGGTGTCTGAAATCTCACTCGTATCTCATTCGAACGCTTGATCTTTGCTGTGATGCCAGGAAACGATAGGCATGCTTCTTCCATCAATCTTGTTTCATTGCTGAGATGCACTATCTTGGGATTAAAGCATACAAGATTCTCTGGATGGCCACGCATACAAAATACACGATACGGCAACCCAAGCTGATTTGCTGATAATGAGATGAGATTATTATCGTTCATCACAGAAAGCAATTTAGTTGCAATATCGTGTGGTGATATATGTGGGATAATAAAATTAAACTCAGGTACTGGTTTTGATAGGATAGGATCAGGATATTTAATAATCATACCCACTCCTCTGCAATTCCAACAAGTTCAGCGATCAGAAGCAATACTGCTGTTACCTCTGCTACAAAATAACCTGCAGCCAACCCACCAAAAGCAACTATACGGATTGCACTCTTGACATAAGACATATAGGTATGCCACTTGCGATATCTATCTTCAAAATCACTCATCGTCTAGAAACCTCTCCTGTAGGACCATTTGCACTGGGTGGTGTGTTTGTTACATACGTTGAACCCATGGCACCAACTTTAACCTGTGATGTTATCAAACTTGGACAGTTAGACTTACTGCACACCATATTATGCATTCCATTTAACCCACATACAGGACATTTAAAATGATCAGGAGATGTATTGATATAAGGATTAATGATATAGAACTTTACTGCATCATTATATCCATCCTTATACCCTTGCGTGTACGACTTCACATTAATAGTAGTCTCTGTCTCTTCTAATTCGTATTCACTCATGCTGCCACCTGACTAAAGTTTTTTATCTTAGCAAATTTAATCACATTGCTAAACTTATCTACTAATTGATCTACTTTATGACTTATGATAAATGTATTTGTATCCTGTGTCAAGTTATTTAAAATCTTTAGAAACTCATCAGTGCCATTGCTATCAAGAGAACCGTCAAGCACTTCATCCATAATAAGTAGATTAGTCGATGCCGAGTTTCTAAGTTTCGCAATAGCTCGCCAAGTAAATAATATTGCGAGGTTGATTCGCATCTTTTCGCCTTCTGAGAAGGAGGCGTAGGAGAATTCGTCTCTGAACCTCGATTTGATCGTCTCATCAAAATTCTCATTCAGTTCAAATTGCACGAAGAAATCCATAGCAGATAGATATTTATTGATCAGTTTATTTATCACAGGGATATACTGCTTGATGATCCTTGCTTTGATCCCGTTATCTTTCAAGATCACAGATGCGATAGTGTATGCTTCCTTGTCCTTCAGCAGATCGCTCTTCAATTCCACTTGCTGATCGATGAGCAGTTCCAGTTCCTTCATCCTGTCATCATTGATGATGAAGTCATCTGATTTAGTCTGTAGTTCAGATATATCTTTCGCGATCTTCTTGCACTGCTGTACCAGCCCTGTGATATTATTAAGATGTGTTATCTTTTGAATATTGGATGTGCTAATCTGTGAAAGTACGCTAGCAATTTCTGCAATCCGTTTTTGGATTTTCTGTATCTCT